GCCCTCGGCAACTTCACGACGCCCGCTGGGCGCCTTGTCTCCCCCCTTTACCTGAACGAGCCCGATTCCAAGTTCCAGCCGGAGCAGGAGAGGCAGAAGTTCAAGGCGTCGATCCTGCTCACCGGGGCAGAGGCCGCCGCATTCCTGGACCGCACCGAAGAGGTGATGGCCGAGTGGATCAACACCGTGAAGCAGGCCAGCGGCAAGAAGCCGCGCACAGTGAAGAAGAACGTGCAGTGGCTGACGGCCGAGACTGAGCGGTGGGATGACATCGGGGAATCTGCGACCCGCATGCTCGACTCCCTCGGTGAGGGCGAAGCGGTGTTCAAGACGAGCACCAAGGCCTTTCGCGCTACCCGCGAAGGTGTGCTCGAGCCGGCTGGCCCGAAGTACTTCGACGCTACCGGCCAGCTCATGACCGATGTGCCCCCCATCGGCTTCGGGACGCAGGCGAAGCTGGCAGGCAGCTACTACGGGTACACCGCATCCGGCGTGGCGAACCTGACGCTCCTCCTGAGCGCCGTTCAGATCATCGAGCTCCGTGAGCCCGGTGCCGGCGGGGGGGCACAGGAGGCCTCGGACTTCGGCTTCTCCCCCACTGAGGGGTTCACGGCCACCGAGGCCAGCGCCGCGGACTACGACTTCTGATGTTCGAATTCGTCGTCCCTCTGTCCCCCATCCCGTGCCCGCGCCCCCGGGTGACAAGCAAGGGCTGGACCTACTACCCCGCCAAGTACAAGGCGTGGAAGAAGGACATGGGCGGCCTGCTGCCTCCGTTGCTTCGGGACGCCGGCCTCGAGGGCCCGCTCGACGGTCCTGTAATCGTCTGGTCGACCTTTGTGTGCCGGCGCCCGAAGACCACGAAGCTCGCTCACCCCAAGGGCGACATCGACAACTTCGAGAAAAGTCTGTGGGACAGCCTGACAGACGCTGGGGCCTGGATTGATGACTGCCAGGTGATCGTCAGTCACAGCGAGAAGCAGTGGTCCGAGCCCGGAGACGACGGGCGCATCGAGGTGGCGATCAAGTGTCTGATCTGATCGAGCAGGCCGACTTTGTGGCCCATGAGCCCTGCCCTGCTTGCGGCAGTTCAGATGCCCTGGCTCGCTACAGCGACGGGCACGGCTTCTGCTTCTCCTGCGAGAAGTACTTCCCTGGCGAGGGTGAGCTCGAGGTTCCCGAGGAGCCCCAGGTTCCCGAGGGGTTCATCCAGCACCGGCCGGCTGACCTGAAGAGCCGCGGCATCCGCTCGGGCACCTGTCGCATGGCCGGCTACGGAGTGGCGACGGTCAACGGGGAAACCGTGCAGGTCGCGGACTACCGGGACGCCCAGGGCGCTCTGGTGGCCCAGAAGGTGAAGGCACCGGGCAAGCGGTTCTCCGTGGTGGGTCAGGGCTCCAAGCTGTCCTGCTGGCAACTTCACCGATTCAAGCCCGGGGGCCGGCGCATCTCGATCTTCGAGGGCGAGACTGACTGCCTGAAGTGGCTCGATATGTTCCCCAAGTACCCGGCGGTGGCCCTGCCCTCCGGTGCTGCAGGTGGAGCCAAGGCCGTCGCTCGAGACATCGATTTCTTCGAGAGCTTCGAGGAGGTCCGCATCTGCATGGATCGCGACGAGGCTGGGGCGAAGGCGGCCGAGGAGATCGCCCAGCTCTTCGCCCCGGGTAAGTGTCGGATCGTCATGGTGCCCGAAGGCTCCAACGACGTATGCGATGCTTGCAGCCAGGGGCTCCAGGAGGAGCTCGTCCAGGCCTGGTGGGAAGCGAAGCCTTACAGGCCCGACGGCATCGTCACGGGCGACGAGCTGCTGACGGCGATCCTCGAGGACAAGGGCGCCGAGTCGCTGGCTCAGTACCCGTGGGAGGGGCTCAACGAAAAGCTCCACGGCATCCGCGCTGGAGAGCTGGTGACCGTCTGCGCCGGCACAGGCGTGGGCAAGAGCCAGTTCTGTCGCAGCTTGGCTGTGCACCTGCTGCAGCAAGGGCTCCGCGTGGGCTACATCGCGCTCGAGGAGGGCCTGGCTCGCACCGGGCTGTCTCTGCTGGGCCTGCTGATGGGTAAGCCCCTGCACCTGGACAGGAGCAATGTCAGCGACGAAGAGATCCGTGAGGTCTTCGAGCGGGAGCTCAAGGATCGACTCTTTGTCTACAACCACTTCGGGAGCATGAGCAGCGAGAACCTGCTCGCCCGATGCCGATACCTGCGCGTGGCCGAAAAGGTCGATGTGCTGTTCGTCGACCACCTTTCAATCCTCGTTTCGGGATGGGGTCAGGGGGAGGGAGACGAACGGCGCCTCATCGACAACGTCATGACGGCCTTGCGTAGCCAGGTCTGCGAGGCCACGGGGGTTGGAATGGTCTTGGTCTCCCACCTTCGCCGCGTTGATGGGAGGGCGGCGGAACGTGGAGGAGAGATCGAGCTGTCCCACCTGCGTGGCTCGCAGGCCATTTCCCAGCTCTCCGATGCGTGCCTTGCTTTGTCGCGGGACACGCTCGGGGAGGACAACAACTTGACCCAGGTGACCGTGCTCAAGAACCGCTTCAGCGGTGAGCTCGGGAGTGCCACCCACCTTCGGTGGGATCCAGAGACCGGGCGCCATACGGAAGTCGATCCGCGCTTCGAGCCGGTGGAGGAGCAAGATGCCGTCCCGTTCTAATCCCTACTTACTGGATCTTCCGGCGGTTGTTTCGTTCTCGGGCGGCCGGACCAGTGCGTTCATGTTGCGGCAGATCCTGGACGCTCACGGCGGGAAGGTCGAAGGCCTGGAGGTGTGCTTCCAAAACACGGGCCTGGAACATCCGGCCACTCTGGACTTCGTCAAGGAAGTGGAGGAGCAGTGGGGTGTGCCCATCACATGGCTGGAATACACCCTCGACAACGAGATGCAGCCGACCTTCAAGGTAGTCGATTACGAGACAGCCGCGAGGGACGGGTTGCCATTCACAAAGCTGATCGAGAAGAAACAGTACTTGCCGAACCCGGTCGCTCGCACATGCACAGTGCAGCTCAAGATCCGCACCCTCAAGCGATACCTCGATACCCTCCCGGCCTTCCAGGATGGTTGGGTGAATGCGGTCGGGCTGCGCTACGACGAGCCACGACGAGCTACGCGCCTGAAGGGCGACTGCGCGAAGGAGGAATCGTATGCGCCGATGTATCACGCGAAGCACACCGAAGAGGATGTGCTGGCGTTTTGGAAGGCGCAGCCGTTTGACCTCCAACTGCCGCTAACGGGGAATATGGCGGGCAACTGCGTGGGCTGTTTCCTAAAGGGCGGGAGCAAGTTGGAGATCCTGATGGAGGAAATGCCAGAGCATTTCGAGTGGTGGGTCGAGGCAGAGAAGATGGCCTCGAATACAGCCAAGACCGGTGCCCGATTCAGAACAGATCGACCGTCATATGCGAGCTTGCTGAAGATGAGCCAGCAGCAAGGGCGCCTCTTCGACGGCCTGGACGATGACACGATCCCTTGTATGTGTACCGATTAAGGCACCCCAAAAAGCATCACATGGACCCTAAGCAGATCCTCTTATTCGATCTTGAGACCGACGGGCTCGAGCCGACCGTTATCCACCAGCTCACGATCATCGACGGCACGGGGGAGCACTACTCCTACAACCATGAGGTGGGGAACCTCAGGAAGGGCTTGCGCCACCTCGAGCGCGGCAAGCTGCTGATCGGCCACAACATCATCAGCTATGACCTCCCGGCCCTGTGGAAGCTGTACCCGGAGTTCACGATTCAGCCCGAGATGATCCAGGACACCCTGGTGCTCGCTCGGCTCGCTTGGCCCCACATTTCCAACCGCGACTACGCGGCCAGGGACTTTCCCCGTGAGCTCTGCGGAAGCCAGAGCCTCAAGGCATGGGGCCTGCGCTTGGGGTTCCCCAAGTACGACTACGGCGAGGGCATGGAGGACCCGTGGGCCAAGTGGTCCCCGGAGATGGAGAAGTACTGCCTGCGCGATGTCGAAGTGTTGGTGCGGCTGTACACCGAGATCGAGAAGGCGGAGCTCCCGGCGAAGGCCAATTACCTCGAGCATGACATCCATGCGCTTATGGACGCCGCCACCCAGCGTGGCTGGTACTTCGACCGCCCGAAGGCCGACAAACTCTACGTTCGCCTGGTGGCCGAGAAGGACCAGCTTGAAGCGCAACTGCAGGAGCTGTTCCCTCCGAAGGAAGTGCAGCTCAAGACCAAGGTGAAGTTGGTGCCGTTCAACCCGGGGTCTCGGGTGCAGATCGCAGAGCGGTTCAAGGAGAAGGGGTGGGAGCCCTCGGACTTCACCCCTGAGGGCCGCCCCAAGATCTCGGAGACGATCCTCGAGGAGATGGAAGGAGAGTACCCGGAGGCTGAGACGCTCAAGAGGTTCCTCCTGGTGCAGAAGCGTCTGGGGCAACTAGCCGAGGGCAAGAACTCCTGGCTGGGGTTGGTCGAGGACGACGACCGCATCCATGGGAAGTTCATCACCTGTGGGTCGACGGTGTCGCACCGGATGACACATCACTCTCCGAACCTGTCTCAGTGTCCGAACCTGAACAGCGCCTTCGGCAAAGAGATGCGCTCGCTCTTTTGCGTCCCCCCGGGATACAAGCTGGTGGGCACTGACCTCGCAGGCGCCGAGCTCCGACTCCTGGCCCATGCGATGGCGTACTGGGACAACGGTAAGTTCGCCAAGGTCTGCGAGGAGGGCGACCCCCACCAGGAGAACGCCGACAGACTCAAGATCAGCCGCAGTCAGGCCAAGGTGGTCCAGTTCGCTCTGATCTACGGGGCGGGCGACCAGATGCTTGGGGAGGCTGTTGGCGGCGACCGTCGCGACGGGGCCGAGATCCGCTTCAAGTTCTACAAGACCCACCCGGCCTTCCAAAAGCTGGTGGAGACCATGCAGCAGAGGGCGAAGGACAACAAGTTCCTGATCGGCCTAGACGGGCGCACGCTGTACCCGCGCTCGCAGCACAGCGTCCTCAACCTGTGGATCCAGAACGCCACGGTGACTGTTGCCAAGTATGCGGCCATGGCTCATCGGGACGCGCTCGAGAGCCACGGCCTTACGGATCAGCTCGACTATGCGTTCCTCGGGCACTTCCACGATGAGTGGCAGATCGAGGTCCTGAAGGAGCACGCGGAGCTGGTGGCCAGCTTGGCTGTGCCGTCCATCGAAGCTGCCGGCAAGTACTACGACTTGAACGTCCGCTTGGGAGGGGACACTTCTATTGGCGACAACTGGTCCGAGACTCACTGAGGGGGTCTTGGCCTACCTGGCCGGGTACTTCGATGGAGAGGGCTGCATTCGTTTCGAGAACAGCCCCTCCATCTCTGTGACCAGCATCTACCCCTACACCCTTCATGTCTTCCGCGAGTGCTTCGGGGGCTCAGTGAAAGGGTGGCGTGGTTCCGACAACCGCAAGCCGGCGTTTCGCTGGAGGGCTTACGGCGAGAACGCAGTGGAGGCGCTGGAGGCATTGCACCCGCACCTCCGAGAGAAGCGAGTGCAGGCGCTGCTCTGCCTCGAGATCCGAAAGACCCCACCTGGGAGCACCCGGGACGGGATGGTCACGCAGCTCAACCGCACCAAGACATTCGAGTATGGCGACTAGGCGACGAAAGAAGAGATACACCCTCCTGATCGATGCGGACATTTTGATCCACAGGGCGAGCGTTCTGTGTGAGCGAGAGATCTGCTGGGACGAGGAGCAGGAGATCTGGTCCCTCCACGCGGACCTGAAGGAGGCGAAGGATTCTCTCGAGCGTGAGATCTGCGGCCTCGAGGAGACGCTGGGTGGAGCTCGGACGATCCTGGCGCTCTCGAGCAGGAAGACGTTTCGGCACAAGATCTACCCGCGATACAAGGCCTCGAGGAAGAAGGGGCGGAAGCCCGTGGTCTTCGGTCCCCTGCGGGCCTGGGCCAAGACCAAGTGGGAGAACGTCGAGTTCCCCGCGTTGGAGGCCGACGATGTCCTGGGGGTCCTGGCGACCTCGAGGTCTGTCCCGGCTCCCAAGATCGTGGTGTCGGACGACAAGGACCTCGAGACCATCCCCTGCCGTCTCTACAAGCCGGGTAAGCCCGAGCTCGGGGTGCAGAAGATTACCTACGCCGACGCCCGCCGCCGGCACCTCGAGATGACCCTGACGGGCGACTCGACTGACGGCATTCCCGGGCTGTCGGGCTGCGGCCCGAAGGGTGCCGAGAAAGTCCTGCAGGAGGGCCTGTGGGAGGAAGTGGTCCAGGCCTTCGAGGCCAAGGGACTGAACGAGGACGAGGCTGTGCTTCAGGCGCGGCTGGTGAAGATCCTGACCCCAACCCTGTTCGATCTACAGACCAACGAGGTGACCCTTTGGGACCCGAAGAAGCACAAGTGACCATGCCCAACCAGGCGACCACGGAGGTCGAGCGCCTGCTCCAGTTCCACCTTGGGTTCTGCCACAAGGCCTACATGGTGTGTCGGGACAAGAATCACGACTACGCCGGGGCTGATGGCTCGAGTCCCTGGAGGAACTTCGAGTGCACTGAGCGCCTGGGGATCGCGAGTACAGAGACGGGGCTGCTGATCCGTATGGCGGACAAGCTCAACCGGATGATCACCTACGTCCAGGACGGCAAGCTTGCGTGCGAGAACGAGGGGGCCATGGACGCTTTGGTCGACATGATCAACTACTCGGTGCTGCTCGCGGGCTACATGCAGAAGAAGGCGAAGGATGGAAGAGCAGAAGATTAGGGCCCGTGAAGTCGCGAAGGCTTCCCCTACGGAGTCGGGTTTCCCGGTCATCGCCAAAAATCTGGTCGATCACCTCGACAACCTCTTCCCTGATGAGTGGCCGCGACTAGATATGGCCGACAGGGAGATCTGGTTCCGTGCTGGTCAACGAGCTGTGGTGGACCTTCTTCGCGCCGAGCTCGACCAGCAGACTCGAGAAGCTCAGATCTGAACCTCTGCCTCGCCGGGACGCACCTCGGCGGGGCCCCTAACCCCAGGAACACCCATGTGCATGCCCAGCGTCAAGATGCCTGAGACGCCCCCGCCGCCGGCTCCGGCGCCGCCTGCGCCCCAGCCTACGGCCAAGCAACTCAAGCCTTCTGACGCCCTGCAGGCACGCATGCCCAGCTTCGGCGGCAGCGCGGAGTCGATGCTGTCCCGACTGCGTATCCCGCTGAAGTACTGACCATGATGGAGCAGGGCACGGCCGCAAGCCGGTATGAACGGTATGCCGTCGACCGGGAAGGCTACCTCGACAGGGCTCGAGATGTCGCCAAGCTGACCATGCCCCACCTGCTGGTGGATGATAGTCACAGCTCCACTAGCAAGCTCCCCACCCCCTACCAGTCGGTGGGTGCCCAGGCGGTGGCCTCTCTGAGCTCTAAGCTCCTGATGGCCCTGTATCCCCCCAACACGCCCTTCTTCAAGCTGACGGTCGACCCGTACAAGCTGGACGAGGTCACTGGAGATCCTGCGGTACGCACTGAGGTCGAGACCACGCTCAACAAGATTGAGCAGGCGGTCATGGCCGAGATCGAGTCCCAGGGCTATCGGCCGGCGCTGCATGAGGCGATCAAGCAGCTCGTCATTGCGGGCAATGCCCTGATCCACATGCCCAAGGGCGGGGGCATGCAGGTGTTCAAGCTGGACCGCTATGTGGTCAAGCGGGACCCGATGGGTTCCCTCCAGCACATCTTGATCAAGGAGCAAATCGCGCCTGCTTCTCTGCCTGAGGAGCTCCAGGAGGCGATCCCCCAGACCCGCTCCCCCGAGGAGAGCGTGGATGTGTACACCTGCGTCCACCGCCTGAACGACAAGAAGTTCAGCGTGCACCAGGAGGTGCTCGGGAAGGTGGTCGAGAGCTCCCGTGGCGAGTACGCCGAGGACACTCTGCCCTACCTGGCCTTGCGCCTCGAGGATGTCTCCGGCGAGTCCTACGCCTACGGGTACGCCACTCTCTACCTCGGGGACCTGAAGTCCCTCGAGGGCCTGTCCCAGGCACTGGTGGAGGCCTCTGCGATGGCCTCGAAGTGCCTCTGGCTGGTCGACCCCGGCTCCCCGACTCGAGCTCGGACGCTGGCCGACAGCCCTAACGGTGCCATCCGTGAGGGCCGAGACCAGGATGTCTCGATGGTCACCATGGGCAGCAAGGCTGCCGACATGCGGATCACCTTCGAGACCGCCGGCCAGATCCGCGAGCGCATTGGCCTGGCGTTCCTGATGAACACCCAGCTCCAGCGGAAGGGCGAGCGGGTCACGGCGACCGAGTGGCGCATCCTGGCCGAGGAGCTCGAGAGCGTGCTCAGTGGCTCCTACGCGAGCCTGAGCGCCTCGTTCCAGCTCCCCCTGGTGTCCCTGATCATCTCGAGGATGACCAAGGAGCGGCGGCTGCCGAAGCTGCCCAAGGACATCGTCCATCCCAGCATCGTCACCGGCCTCGAGGCACTCGGGCGTGGCGCGGACCTCATGCGCCTCGACAGCTTCATCACCGGAGCTCTGCAGCAGGTGGGCCCGGAGATGCTGAACCAGTACATGAACATCGGTGACTACCTGAGCCGCCGCGCTACGGCGCTGGGCCTGGTGACCGATGGTCTGATCAAGAGCGAGGAGCAGATCGCTGAAGAGCGCCAGCAGGCGATGCAAGCGCAGATGCTCCAGCAGTTCGGCCCTGATGTCATGAAGATGGCCGGCGAAGCATCACAACAACAAGCACAGGAGCAGTAGCAATGGGTGACACCACCAGCGTCAGCGTCTCTTCGGAAGGCGCACCGGCCCCCGAGGCCCCCCAGGTCAATGTGACCGCCGAAGCCCCCAACGGGGTCTCGATCAGCACCGACCCCCAGGCTGCCGATGTGCCGGCGCCGGAGGCTACTGAGGAGGCCGCTGCCCCCGAGCGCCCGGAGTGGCTGGACCCGAAGTTCGAAAGCCCTGAGGCGATGGCCAAAGCCTACGCCGAGCTCCAGGCCCGCATGGGCACCCAGGAGGCCGAGGAGGCCCCGGAGGCTGAAGAGGTCCTCGAGGGCGCAGGGGTCACCACGGAGGCCCTGCAGCCGTTCTCGGAGGAGTACTACTCCACCGGAGAGCTCACCGATGAGTCCTTCGCGAAGCTCGAGGCCATGGGGCTCGGGCGGGACTTGGTCGAGGCCTTCATGCAGGGCCAGAAGGCCGTCCAGAGCGCCGAGCTCGGGAAGATCTACGAGCAGGCCGGCGGCGAGGAGAACTACGCCCAAGCTCTGGCGTGGGCTGCACAGAACATGAGCGCCGAGGAGATCGAGAGCTACAACGCTCAGGTCGAGAACGGTGACCTCGCGACCGCCTCCATGGCCGTCCGTGGCCTGATGGCCATGTACCAGCAGAGCGGAGGGCAGGACGTTGAGCCCAAGCTCCTGGCTACGGAGCCCGCTGGGAAGACCGGCGGCGTCTACGAGAGCGTGGCGCAGCTCACCGCGGACATGCGCCGCCCCGAATACAAGACCGATCCCGCCTTCCGAGCTCAGGTCGCCCAGCGGCTTGAGCGCAGCAACATCATGTGAGCATGCGCCTACTCGCCCCCCTCTGCCTTCTGCTTCTTCCCTCCTGCATCGGCACCCAACTGGCGCAGACCGAGGAGCACATCCTCGGGGCCCTCGAGGAGCACCGGGAGGCCGCGACAGAGGCCTACACGGAGTACCAGGCCGGCGTGATCACCAAGGACGAGCTCGAGGACGAGATGGATGATCTGCGCGAGGAGCGGGATCAGTCCGTGCAGGAGGCCTGGGTGGGCCTGACCGAGCACGTTGAGGCCGAGATTGAGCGGGTCAAGACCACGGCTACCGCTGCGGCAGGAGGCCTCCTCGGGGGAGGTCACATGCTCGACCTCCTGGCTGCCATCGGCGCATCGATTGCCGGCGGCGCCTACACAACGAACAAGATGCGCGATGGGCGCCGCAAGATGCGCGGTGAGCCTACGAGCACCAACACCACCACCTGACATCGTGAATCGATGTCTGTCCGGGCCGGCCTAGGCCGATAACCCGCTGCTCCAGGCGATGGAGCGTTGTCAGGACTCGTCGGGGCCTAGCCCCACCCTTTCCTTTCGACTCACTCCAAAACAAGGAGAAGCCAAGTGGCTTACACTCAACTCGGTCAGCTCTCTGGTGGCGCTGACGACTCGCAGGAGGGTTTCCTCCGGCTCTGGGCGGGCGAGACCCTCGCTACGTTCCAGGAGAACAACAAGTTCCTCCCGCTGATTCAGCAGCGGACCATCAGCAACGGCAAGTCCGCCACCTTCCCCGTCATCGGTACGGCAGCCTCGCGCTGGCACACCCCGGGCGAGAGCCTGATCACGGACACGGACGGTGAGACCCCGGCCAACGCCTACAACTCTCAGATCGCCCTTCAGGAGAAGGAGATCTTCATCGATGACATGCTCACCTCGAGCGTGCTCGTCGATGACCTGGAGACGATGAAGGTGCACTGGGACGTTCGATCCGAGTACACCTCGGCCATCGGACGGGCCCTCGCCAAGTCGGTGGACGAGCACATCCTCGCCACGATCTACGCTGGCGCCAGTGCCTCCGAGACCATCTCGGGCGTCACGGGTGCTCCGGTGTCCATCACGGACGCGGACGCTCTCACCAACAACGAGAGCCTCATCGAGTCCATCCAGGAGATCGCGCAGAAGTTCGATGAGAACGATGTGCCCAACGATGGCTCTCGGTACGTCTGCCTGACTCCGGCGGCCTACTACAGCCTCATGGAGATGGACTCCAAGCTGATCAGCCGGGACTACGTTGGCAACACCGATGCTCTGTCCAGCGGACAGATCATGCGGATCGCCGGCATCCAGATCGTCATGACCAACAACATGGGCTCTGGCGACCTGAGCGCGGCCACTGACTCCGGTGCTCGCAACGATGTCTTCGGTGGCAGCGGTGTTGGCTACAACGGAGACTGGAGCAACGTGGCGGCCATCGGCTTCCACCGTTCCGGCGTTGGCGGCGTCAAGATGGCCGACCTCTCGGTGCAGTCGGAGTACCTGCTCGAGCGTCTCGCGCACCTGATGGTCGCGAAGCTCGCGTGTGGCTTCAACTACCTGCGCCCCGAGGCCTGCGCCGTCATCAAGACCGCGTGATTCATGGGTGGGCGTAGACCCACCTATGTGATGCTTCTGGCCGGGTGTTCCTTCCTTGAGGGGCACCCGGCCTCTTCCCACCTACTGAGGAGTCCATGGCGAACTTCACCACCGAGCTCGAGGCCGTAAACATCATGCTCTCGGCTGTCGGCTCCTCACCGACCAGCAGCCTCTCTGGTGGCGCAGAGGTGGCCATGGCGCAGAACATCCTGAAGGAGACCCGGCGAGCTGTGCTCTCGCAGGGTTGGGCCTTCAACTACGAGACGGAGGTCACGCTGACCCCGTCCGACAGCCAGATCACCCTGGGCGAGAACGTGCTTCGCATTGATGCTTCGCCCGGGAAGAACACCGACCTGGACCTCGTCCAGCGGGGCACCAAGCTCTACGACAGGAAGAACCACACCTACACCATCACCGATGAGGTGACGGCGGATGTGATCTACAGCCTGGACTGGTCCGAGCTCCCCGAGGTGGCCCGCCGGTACATCCTGATCCGCTCGACTCGCGTGTTCGCTGACAGGGTCGTCGGGTACGGCCCGCAGCACACCTACAACATGCAGGACGAGTACCAGGCGCTCACGGACCTGAAGGACGCCGAAGGCGACACCGCTGATCACAACATGCTCACCGGCAACTTCTCGGTGTATCGCGTGGTCAACCGCCCCAGCGTCTCGAGCCGCCTTAGTAGCTGATGGCCCTGATCGCTCACTCCAACGAGAACCTAGTCGGGGGAGTCAGCCAGCAGCCGCCGATCAAGCGGTTCCCCACGCAGTGTGAGGTCCAGGAGAACGCCCTGGGCACCGTGGTCGAGGGCCTGCGAAAGCGGCCCCCCACGGAGCACCTAGGCACCCTGACGAGCGCCCCTACGGGCGCCGTGGGCTACCACACGATCAACCGTGACGACACGGAGCGATATGTGGTCGCCGTCGAGAGCAAGGCTCTCCGGGTGTACGACTTGTCGGATGGATCATCCCAGACTGTTTACGACATCAACGGCGACGTAGCGGCCTACGGGGCAGCGGGGGACTTCGACTACCTCGAGACCACTGACCCCGAAGGCGACCTCGAGTTCCTGACGATTGCCGACGCGACCATCGTGGTCAACAAGGCCAAGCAGCCGCTAATGGACTCGGCTACCTCGGCTGACCGGGGCTACGAGTCCTTGGTCTTTGTGAAGCAGGGGAACTACTCGAGCAAGTACATCCTCGAGGTCGACAGCCGCAAGGTCACCTTCATTACCCCCGATGCGTCCTCCGCATCTGATGCCGATGGCATCCAGACGGACTACATCGCGGACATGCTGAAGCAGGGGCTGACCAGCGGGTCAGTCAGCACCACTCAAGGTGGAACGATCAGCTACACCGGCTCTGTCCTGGACCTTGCGGACTACGACATCGAGCGCGTAGGCAGCACTGTCTGGATCAAGAGGGACAACGCTGCCGACTTTGACATCAGCACCGACGACTCCGTGGCGAGCTCGGCTGTCGAAGTGATCAAGGATTCGGTGCAGACCTTTAGCTCGCTGCCCACCGTTGCGCCCAACGGATTCACCATCAAGGTCAACGGCCTGCCGGAGCAGGATGTGGCCGGAGCGACCTCGTACTACGCCAAGTTTGAGACGATGGACACGGATGCCGCGGCCTTTGGCGATGGCACCTGGGAAGAGTCAGTCAAGGGTGGGATCGAGTACAAGGCTGACTACACCACGATGCCGCACCTCCTGGTGCGCCTGAGCAACGGGGACTTCCTGTGGACTCAGGTCAGCGGAGCAACCCTCAGTGGGACCATCGGCACCACGGCGCCCTACACGGCCCCCAAGTGGGGAGAGCTCGAGGCCGGCGACCAGGAGACCAACCCCAGGCCGGCGTTCCTCCAGACTAGTGCCGGCGCCGATGGGGAGAAGATCCGGGGCATGGGGTTCTACAAGGACCGCCTGGTCCTCCTGAGCGGCGAGACGGCGCTCCTGAGTGAGGTGGGGCAGTACTTCAACTTCTTCAGGACGACTGTGACCACGCTGCTCGACAGCGCCCGGATCTCCGTGGTGGCTGCCAGCACTAGGGTCAACCTGCTGAACTATGTAGCCCCGCTCCGAGGCAACCTTGTGCTGTTCTCGGAGAGCAGCCAGTTCGTCCTGAGCGGAGGTGGCGACGGGACCCTAACCCCGTCCAACGTCTCCGTGGATGTGGCCTCGGAGTTCGAGAGCACCACGACCGCCGAGCCCCAGGCCGCCGAGAGCTCCGTGTTCTTCGTCGGCACTCGAGGTGCCAACACCACGGTGCGTGAGCTGTTCGATGCGAGCACCAACAGGCCCGAGTACGACGCTGTCGACATCACGGGCCAGGCCCCCAGCTACATCGTGGGCACCACGACCCAGATGGCCGTCTCCCCCACCGAGGAGTGCCTGGTGCTCAAGGCCTCCGGGGACACCACGCTCTACATCTACAAGTGGTCGATCAACGGCCGCGAGCGAGTGCAGAGTGCCTGGTCGAAGTTCACCATCGGTGGCACCGATGCCAAGATCCTGCACATCGAGTGGGTCGACCAGCTCCTGTACCTGGTGGTGCGCCGTGGCACCCAGACGAGCCTCGAGCGCATGGATTTCGAGCCGTTCCTGGCAGACGCCGATGCGGCCTTCCGGGTGCACCTGGACCGCCGGATCACCGATGCGACCACTGGGGTCAGTAGTTCCTACGACGCAGGAGCGAACACGACGACCTTCAGTCTGCCCTACACCCTGGGCACGGGGGTGACCATGAAGGTCGTCAGTCGCGCCTCTGGTGGCGTCTCGGCCGGCCAGGACTTCCCTGTGACGGCCTCCACGACGACCTCGGTGACCGTGGCTGGGGATAAGACCAGCATGCCCGTCTACATCGGGGAGCAGTACACGATGCTGTTCCAGTTCTCCGAGCTCTACATGCCCCGTGGCAACCGCATGTCTCCCGTGGGCAGCATCAGCCACCGGGTGCGCTATGGCCGCATCAGCTTTGCGGACACCGCCTTCTTCAAGGTGCGGGTGACCCCCAAGGGGGAATCGGCCAGCACCTACATCTGGAACGGGAACCTGCTGAACGAGACCGAGACCCTACTGGGCTCAGTGTCCCTCTACAGCACCTACTACCAGTTCCCGGTGATGGCCCCGCATAACCGGGTGACCATCGAGCTCGAGAACGACTCCCCGTTGCCCTCGAGGTTCATTGCGTGCGAGTGGGAGGCCTTCTACCACTCACGGATCCCGCTCAACGGTCGCTTCTGATGCCCCACGTTCGCTTGTCGGTGGAGTCCGATGTCCACGACCTGGAGGGGCGGCTCCGGCATGCCGACTTGATTGAGCTCGAAGCGCACAACATCCAAGCGAGTGCTGCCCTCAAGGTAGGGCTCGCTGCCTCGGACCCCTGCTACACCCTCGAGCACCAGGGGCGATGCATTGCCATGTTCGGAACTACGCCCGTCTTTGACGAGCCTGGAATGGGCAACGTATGGCTTCTGGGGTCCGATGAGATCGCAGAGATCAGCACCCCGTTTCTGCGCCAGAGCCACAAGTGGCTCGAGCGTATCGCCAACGGCTACGAGGCGCTGTCGAACGTGGTGCACGAAGACAACGAGCTGCACCACAAGTGGCTGAAGTTCTTGGGCTTCAAGTTCATCCGCCGTCGTTCCCCCTGGATTGAATTCGCGAGGATCTTCTAGATGTGTGCACCTGGCCCCTTGGCCGCCCAGATCGGGTTTCAAGCCCTTGCTATCGGGGCTCAGTACCTTGGCCAGGCGCAACAGGCTGATGCACAGGCCAAGTTCCAGCAGGAGCGCCTCGAGCAGACTGAGGCTGCCGCGGCTGTAGCAGCTCGCGACCAGTACATGGGGATGCTGCGCCGGCAGTCCCAGGTGCGTGAGGCCGCTGCCCAGGAAACGCAGACGAACCTTCAGAGATCCATGCAGGCTGCTGCTGCTACCCGAGTGGCAGCCGCTGCTGGAGGCGTCACTGGAGTCAGCGCCGAAGAGACCACTAGGGAAATCGGTCGCCAGTACAGCGACTGGGCTGCCAGCAGGGCGACGAACCTCACCTGGCAAGAGCAGCAGATCCGTTCCTCCATGGACGGCATCCGAGCTCAACAGATCAGTCGCGTCCAAGGAGCCATTGGGTCCCCCATCGCTGGACCGTCCCCGTTTGTCGCAGCCATGCAGATGGCTGCTGCAGGCTTCGAGGCATACAACTTCTACAACAAGTAATGGCCCGACCGAAGATCCAGTTCCAACTGCAGCAGCCGAGCCTTCGGCCTGTCGCATCTCCGGTCGACACCTTTGCCCAGCCGAACCCAGTGCCGCCGGCAGAGGCGGTGACCAACGAATGGTTGCTCCTGGCCAAGGGTCTCTCCGAGCTCTCTCCGGGCCTCTCCGACTTTCTCAAGGGGATCGAAGAGGACACTCGAGAGAAGAGCGCCGCGGAGGCACAGGCGGCCATGGAGTCGTTCGATGGGGACGCGAGCATCTTCGCTACTCTCCCCAAGTCGACGGGCAAAGAGGCCGAGGCCTGGTTCAAGGCGAACAAGGATGCCTTCGGCGGCTCCGAGTTCAGGTACGCCGCTCGCCCGGACTTCCAACTGGCCTTCCAGGTCGCCCAGGGCCGCTGGGAGGTCAATCAGAACAAGCGGTTCCAGCTCGAGGACGGCACCGCAGTCACCTACCGCGACTTCCTCTACAGCCACGCTGACGAGCTGTCGGACCCTAACTCCGATGCTCGTCAGCAGGTGGAAGAGTGGCGGAAGGAGTTCTTCGAGGGGCTGGACCCCACCAAGAGCATCGCCTACCGCGAAGGCGTGATCTCGGCCGCGGCGCCGATGGAGAGCCAGTTCCTGAACACGGTCGAGGCTCGCCAGGTGGCTGCAGCGGACGCCCTGACGCGGCAAGCGAGCGTGGACGAGCTCATGGGCAAGTTCGATGAGCACCGCCGGCTCAATGTCTCGGTAAGCGAGAGGCCTGCCAGTGACGACGAGACGCCGGCCGAGGCTGCCCGACGAGAAGAGGCGAACCAGCGCATCCGCGAGGACAACACTGCTCGAGAGACGGCGCTCAAGGAAGGCATCGTCAACATCCTCGAGGGTCCTCAGTTCATCGGGGGCATCAGCAAGAACAAGGTGCTCTTCGAGGCCCTGGACACCATGGCCCGGGTCACGCAAGCGGACACCGAGGACGAGCTCGAGGCCGAGGAGTTCCTCGAGTGGGCTAAGACTCTCCCGGGGCTGGGCACGGCCTACTGGCAAGGGCGCTTCGAGGAGATCCAGAGCAACATCGAGATCCGCGAGCGCCAGAGGGGCAAGGACGACGGCTTGTCGACGCTGCCCGAAGTCAGGAACCAGGCCCAGTGGAGGGCCTACGGGCTCCTGAAGGACAGCGGCGCCACGACCCTCGAGGAAGCCCTCGGTGTCCTGCGGCAGCCGGAGAACCAGGCGCAGTTCGAGGAGATGCTGTCGAGCAACAAGCTCAGTGCCTCTGAGCTCGAGGCCCTCATCGGGGGCAGCGCAGAGAGCTTCATATCCCGCAGGGAAGGCACGGGCTACCCCACATCCAAAGAGGGCACCGAGCTTCTGGCAGAGCTCAACGCACGCATCGCGCTCGAAGGTGCCAACCCTGAGATCATGGCGCTCCTCGAGTCCCCGGAGACCCAGGAGGCCCTTGGCGGCACTGAGCCGAAGGGCGCGTGGGCGGGCCTTGTTGCCTCCTACCAGGCCAAGGAGGAGGCGGGGTTCCGTGACCGGGACTTCGATGAGCGGGCCCGGGTAGCCTTCGGCCAAGTGGTCCCTCAGGGCGAGCGGGGGCAGTACTCCCCTGGGGACCAGGCCCTGATCGAAGAGCTCGAGCTGGACTTTCTGGAGGAGCTCCGAGCTCGCTCTACGGGAGTCGACGACCCTGACGAGCGCCGCAAGATCGCCAAGACACTGGAGCGCGAGTTCAAGCAGCGCCAGGACATCCTGGACCTGAAGGACCGCAACTACCGAGTGGCTCCTGGGCTCCTGTACGACAAGGGCCTGTCCTCAGTTCGCACCATCGTGGATTCTGAGATTGATCAACTGATTCCCCTGACGAGGGATGAGATCAACACGGCAGACCCGAGCCAGTCGCGGCGCGGTATCCCGATTGAAGGAGCAGCAGCTCGGCAGGCCGAAGCGCAGATCGAGATCAAGCGAGCCGTCCAGCCCTACATCCGCATCCTGAGCGACCACCTGGACAACTTGGGGGTCACCGACATCAGCAGGCGGAATGAATTCATCCAGGACGCCCTGATCCTCGGGTTCAATGATTCAGCGAACAGCGGCCTAGTAATCCCCAAGCTCCGCGATGTCATCGAGCGGTACGGCGCAGGAGCCACTACGCCCCCTCCGGCTCCTCCGGCCATCCCGGGGACGCCAGAGCCTCTCGAGAGCGATGCAGAGACCGATGGGCAGGCTCGGGCTACGGCCGTCCAGGTGCAGAAGTCCGAGAAGATCATCGGCGGCTTTGGCCCGCTGGACTTGGTTGACGCTGAACGCCTCGGGGCTACTCGTCTGGCAGGACTTGAAGCCCAGATGGACGATTGGGCCGCGGGCACCCAGTACTTGTGGCTGAGTAACGAGCGCGACGGGGGCCTCAAGAAGAGCGCCACGTTCCGAGAGCAATTCAAGAACATCCACAGTCATGGAACCGTGCGTGGCTTGGATCCCGGGGCGTTTCACCCGACAGAGCACAGTCTGGATCGCTGGTATCCCTCGCCCAACGACATGGTCCTGATCTATGCGTCCAACTTGATGCTGGACCCGGATGCCAAGCAGCCTACGGACTGGTACGACAACGGCGACTTCATGTCGGACATCGGTGTCGACTTCAATGCCTACGCGGACAACCCCGAAGCGGTGCGGATGAAGTACACGGCAGCAAAGATCAACAAGGGTCTGACCGTGGGCGAGCTGCGACTGGGGCGTACTCGAGAAGGCATCGAGCTGAATCAGTTCTTGCCCGAGGACCGCTCTATGTGGCCCCTCTCTGTGATGCTGATCGGCCCGCAGAACCCCACGGAGTTCTCCAATTACGTCCGTGAGTACCGTGAGGCAGACGACCCGAGTTCTACGGATCTAGGGTTCGTCATGGAGTACCTCGGCATCATGCCGAATGCGCCTGTGAGTGCCACGGACAGTACGACCCACGGAGAGAAGTACGTCTCAATGCTCGAGCAGATGATGCAGGCCCGCGTCGAGAGCATGGCCGGCCAGCAGTACGGGCTCGACAGGGACTACGGCGACTACCCTCGTCTGCAGATGCGGAACAAGGGCCTGTACGAGGCCATTCTGTATGGAGGAGCCACCCCCTCGAAGGCTGTGCAGAACTCCAAGAAGGTGCCGTTCTCTGACGCCGACGAGCGGTTCTTCTCCCCCGCTACCCGCCGCGTGCTCAAGGCAGAGCGGAAGTTCTATGCAGACCTGGAGCGCCTGAACAAGCAGTAATGGCAAACATCAACTGGACCTACGATCCCTACCAGGGCACCAACGCACTCCAGGGCTCGACGGGTCTGAGGCCTGGTGATCCTTTCGAGCCCGAGGCCGGAAACGACGACGGCTGGTTCGTTGACTCGATCAAGGGCGTCGGCAGAGGCCTGGCCGGAGCGGCCGAGTCCATCCTCGAGATCCCTACGATCCTGCCTGGGATCGACTATGACCTCCCCGACAACTTCGGACTGGGTCACAGCCACACGATCCCCGGCAGCCTGCTCGAGGGTACAGTCCAATTCCTCTCGGGCTTCGTCCCCGTTGCTGGCGCTGCTGGGCGCCTAACGGCCGTTGGCCGTGCTGCCAAGATCGCCGGCAAGGCCTCCACGGCTACCAAGGTCGTCAAGACCGAGGAGATCCTCCGCAGGGCCGGTCTGTCGACCAAGGCCGTCAAGGCTCGCCAGTACGGCCAGACGATGGCCAGTGGAGCTCTTGCGGACTTCCTGGTCTTCGCAGATGACGAGCAGCGGCTGTCCAACATGCTCCAGGAGATCCCGGGGCTCGATGACAACATGCTCCTCGAGTTCCTGGCCCAGGACGACGATGATAGTCCCGTCGCCAGCCGGCTGAAGAACGTGCTCGAGGGCGCGGGTCTTGGCGTGATGGTGGACTCGGTGTTCAAGGTGCTGAAGGGCATCGGGCGCCGGACCAAGATCCTGAACGACCCTCGGTACACCAACGCCGAGAAGCGGCAGCTCATCGAGGAGAACGAGGCCAAGCTCGCCCAGGACGCCGAGGATGGTGTTGCTGCGACCACGGGCCCGGAGTTCCGCACCGATGCGCCCGAGGAAGGCGCGGACTCGGTCCTGGATGCGACTGATGATGCAGCTACTGCGGCTGATGAGGCGGCCACTGCAGCCGATGACGCTGTCGATGCCGCCGTTGATGAGCCGAAGCTGAGTCCATCTCAGGAACGCTCACAGAAAGCTGAAGCCAAGGCCGCCGAAGTCGAAGCACAAGCTGCCGCTAAGGAAGCCGAGCTCATCGAGAAGTACGGCACCCTGGAGGAAGCCCCTCGAGGCAAGCGCGGTGCCTTGACACGCCTGCGAAACAAGGCCAAGGGCCTCCGTGACGAAGCTGCCCGCTACCGCACTGTATCGCGCCTAGTTGACCCGGAGCCGATGGCCGGCGTCGAGCTGCCCCCGATGCAGATGCGGGTCCGTGAGTTCGCAGAGGATGTCCTCGAGCATGGGGCCCTCGACCCAGCGCAAACAGCCCGAGCTGTGGACGCCCTCACGGAGGCTCTGGACAACGGCAGCGATGCCCTCGAGTCTCTGACGGGCGTGGTAAACACGGCAACCCTGGGCACCTCGGCCAACCGTAAGCTCGCGATCATCTACGCCTCGAGCAAGAGTGCCGCGGACAACGCCGTCGACCACAGGGGCCTCCCGCTCCCCAAGGAGGAGATCGGCAAGAACCCCACCGTCGACCGGCCTCGAGGCAAGAAGGCTAAGGTCAGCTTCGAGGAAGCATCTGTCGAAGAGGCCGGCACGCGCATGTGGGCCCAGATGCTGGGCCGCAAGCCCTCCGAGATCATCCCGTGGATGAAGGCCACGGCCGAGCAGATCGGGGAAGCCAGCCTCAACGCCATGGGCTTCCTGAAGTACGTCGACCGGCACCTGGACGACATGCACCAGTTGTACCGTGCGGCCAAGGGTGACCAAGCGGCGCTCAGGAACGTCGGGCTGACTGAGACCCAGGCCCTCGACGCCTTTGGCACCGCGTACCGCGAGGCCTCCGAGCTCTTCCGGGGCTTCGGTGCCATCCGGCGTGAGTTCGGCCGGGGCCTTTACCGCCTGCGGTTCAAGGCCTCCAAGATTCTCACCCCTGAGATGATGGAGGCAAAGATCAAGGACATGGGCGGCCGAGACTGGCTGCTCAGGCAAGGGGACGAGCTGTTCGAAGCCCGCCGCACTGCCGGCGAGAAGAACAACATGGTGGCCCTACACCGGCTGCAGAAGTTCGATGCTCGAGCGCGGCGTACTTTCATTCTCAACGAGTACTTCGTCAACTTCATCCTGTCGTCTATCCGCACCCTGTCGACCAACACCATCGGCAACGCGGCGGTCACGCTCTACAACCCCATCGAGACAATGCTGGGGGCCCGCCTGGCCCAAGGGATCCAAACTCTGCGGGGCAAGAACGCAGGCGCGTATGCCGCAGAGGCCAAGCGGGCCATGGACCAGCTCATGTCTCTGCATGTGCAGTTCTCAGAGTCGCTCGATTGGGCTCGGAAAGCGTGGAAGAAGAAGGACTACATCCTCGACCCGGACTCGGCCGTCCACGATCTGCCTCGTTCTATGAAGGAGGCCGTCACGGCTGAGAACGTGCGCGAGGCCTATGGGGGCATCCCGGGCCTGGGGCGCCCTTTCAGGAACATCTCCGAAGACGACAAGGGGCTTGGCTCGGGCATTGAGTGGTTCGGGAACTTCCTTCGCCTGCCCTCACGCGCCCTGATGGCCACCGACGAGTTCTTCAAGCAGTGGAACTACCGTTCGTCGGTGACTGCTGACCTCATGTTTGAGGGGCGGAAGAAACTGAAGGACGGGGAAATTGAGGACCTCGACACCTTCGTCCGCGAGGAGCTCGACGCGATGACCCAGCGAGGCCAGGCGTTGACCGAGCGCAACCTGCGGATCGAGGCTGACCGGCGGTTCTCTCCTGACGACCCGAAGTACAACCACGCCCTCGGCGTCGAGGAAATGGACGCGGACAAGAAGGCGTGGCTCAAGGAGCAGTGGGGCGACCCCGAAGTGCTGAACCGCGGCGAGGTTGCCGGTCGGGCGCTGGAGAAGGCGCGGCACGCCACGTTCACCAACGAGCTCCGAGCGGACAACGGTCTGCTCTCGAGCGTCGGCCTCCACATGCAGCAGTTCGGCAACGCGCACCCGCTGTTCCGACTGTTCGTTCCGTTTATCAGGACGCCCCTCAACATTCTGATCTACTCCGGGCGGCGCATCGCGTTCCCCATGATCAACCGGGACATGCACGCAGCCGGGGAGTACCTGCTGAAGCGCCGGCTGGGGAACGTCGAGCTGGACAAGCTGAAGTACAAGTTTGCCCGGGAGCTCATGTCCGGCGACCCGACGGTCATCGCGAACGCCTATGGTCGAGCCACGGCTGCTATCGGCTTCACCTCGCTCTTCGCCGGCCTTGCGCTCAACGGGATGATCACCGGGGCAGGCCCTCGAGACAAAGAGCGGCGAGCCTTGATGAAGGCCGAAGGGTGGCAGCCCTACTCGCTCAAGGTGGGCGACACTTACGTCAGCTACCAGAAGATGGACCCGTTCGCGACCATCTTGGGCTTCTACGCAGACTTCGCGGATGCCGCCAAGTACGCCTCCGAAGAGGATATGCGGAACAACGAGGCCATCATGCTCGCCGGCATGATCTCGATCCTCCACAACATCGAGAGCAAGTCGTACCTCCAGGGCCTGGTGCAGATCAGTGGCCTGATCCAGAGGCCCGAGACGGCCATCAGCAAGACCGCTGGTCGACTCGGTGCAGCCCTGACGACCCCGTCGATCCTGGCAAGCCTGCGGGATGTCACGGACCCCACCATGACCGAGGCCCGGGGCATCCTGGACCAGATGCTGGCTCGGGTGCCGCTGCTGGGCTCTGCGGCGCTGGACCCACAGCGCACCGTACTGGGCGAAGTGGTGGACCGTCGGAACTTCGAAGGCGCTGCGGCTGTAGCTGCCGGTTCGGCCAATGTCATCTTGCCGCTGCTGATCAACCGTACCTCGGACGACCTTGTGACCAAGGAGCTCGCCGTCCTGGCCTACCCCTTCTCGCTTCCTCAGAAGCAGCGGTACGCCACCGACCTGACTGAGTACGAAAACTCCAAGGGCCAGAGCGCCTACGACAGGTGGCTCGAGCTCTCTGGTGAGGTCAAGCTGTCGGACGGGAAGGGGAATTCCCGCACTCTGCGCCAGACCCTGCGCCGGCTGATCCAGTCGAAGGACTACCAGAGCCTGCCTGTCGACGGTGTGTCCGAGCTGGACGCAGACTCCCCGCGTGTGCGGTCGATCAAGCGAGTGATCTCGAGGTATCGCGCTGTGGCCCTGCAGCAGATGCTGAACGAGTTCCCCGAAGTGCGAGCTCTGGCTCGCAACCAACTGGTCGCCAACGAAGCCCTGAAGCGCGGAGTCAGCACCGATTCCATCCGCGCTGAACTCTTCCCTCTGGAGTAAACCAATGCCCCTTTCCTACTCAAGTTACACAGGTGACGGGAGCCAGACTTCCTTCTCGATCACCTTCGACTACCTGTCGGACACGGTAGTCACCGGGGCTTCTCCTGCGGGAATCCTGGTGTACCTGGACGAGGTCAAGCAGACCTCGGGCTACACGGTCAACAGTACGACCATCGACTTCACCGTGGCCCCGGGCTCCGGGGTCGCTGTGTTGCTCCTGCGGTCAACGCCGCGCACAAAGGCTGACCGCCTGATCGACTTCGCGGACGCTACGGTGCTGGACTCGGCCCAACTGGACACCTCTGCACTGCAGCTCCTGTACATCGCGCAGGAGGCGTTTGAGCAGTCCACCAGCGGCGGGGGCGCTACGCCCACCTACCTGCCCTACTCGGACACGCTCGCGGCCTGGGACGCCGAGACCCAGAAGGTCTCTCGGGTCGCCACGCCGGCCGCTGGGACCGATGCGACGAACAAGACCTACGTCGACGATGGGTTCCTGCCCTGGAGTTCATCGGCTGGCACCTACGACGCCTCGCGCTCGAGCGCCAACAAGAAGATCGACGGTGTCGAAGACCCCGCTGGGAACCAGCAGGCCGCTACCAAGAAGTATGTGGACGATGTGGCCACCTGGGGCATTGCTGGTGTCCCTCAGGCCTTCAAGTTCACTGCTGGGGGCTCCTCTAACTCCTTCACGCTGGAGAATGCGCCCTACGCAGAGGCAGAGATGCTGGTCGTAGGGATCGATGGCGTACTTCAGGTGCCCGTTGACGACTACACAGTGACCGGGGGCGCTACGGACAGCTCGCTGGTCCTGGATGTGACCCCGAGCTCTGGTCAGATCATCAACGTGCTGAACTTCGGCAAGGCCCGCTTCCTAGACGCGGCTGTCTTGGACGACGGCAGTGTGACCACGGCCCTGCTGGCCGACGCTGCGGTGACTACGGTCAAGATCGCAGACGACAACGTGACCACGGCTAAGATCGCTGCGGCCAACGTCACCAGCACCGAGCTCGCAGACTCGGCCGTGACCGCTGGCAAGATCGCAGACGCCAACGTCACGACGGCCAAGCTCGCAACGGACGCTGTGACCTCGGACAAGATCGCGGACGACTCCGTAGACTTCGCGAGGCTCAAGGACACCGCCTTCACCTCGAGCAACTCGGAGTCCACGGCCAAGGTGCTGCGCGTAAACGCCGGCTCGGCCAACTTGACCGAGGGGATCCTGGCCGCTGCGGACATCAGCGACTTCAACAGCACCGTCACGGGGCAGCCTTTGTCGGCGTTCAGTGCAGCTACTAGCAATGTGTCGCTGGGCTCCACCGAGGCCCCCAACAAGATCGTCAACCTGGCAGACCCGACCTCCGACCAGGACGCGGCGACCAAGGCCTACGTCGATGTAAGCACACAGAGTGCCATGAAGGGCACGCTGATCACCGACCAGACCCTGGGCTCTGCAGGGGGCACCTTCTCGGTGACCGGCTGGTTTGACTCCAAGTATCTGTGGTACGAGTTTGTCTGCATCAACTTCCGACTCACCGACGATGGGGCTTTCGTGGGTGTGCAGACGCAGAACTCGTCAGGCACCTGGGCGTCAAGTTCAGCAAACTACGACAGCTACTCCAGCAGAATCGACTTTGCCCCTGATGCGACATCGTCGTCCGCTCGGCACGGCTGTGTGGCTCCGATGCTGGACAACGCGAACATCGCCACAGGGGATTGGGCAGACTTCACGATCAAGATGCTCAATAACACCAGCGCACACAGCGGCAACGTCACCATGCACGTTCAGGGGTACGCCCATGGCGCAAAGACCTCTGGTGCCGCCAATCTCGGGACCGAGTATGGACACTATGAATCCATGGTGATTCGCCAAAGTGCCGCTAACGTACACGGCATCCGTTTCCGTTGCGTGGACCAGTTCAACGACACCAGCACCAGTGGCAGCATCCGCGCTGGAGCTCGGGTTCTTGTTTACGGATACGAAGGGCTTTCCTGATGGTCACCAAGATGCGAGTGGCTGGGGTCGATTTCCCTGGCATGCTGGTCCCCATCGGGGCCATTCTGGCCTACGCCGGCGCAACAGCTCCTTCGGGCTGGGTTCTCTGCGATGGCTCTGCGATCAGTCGCACGGACTACTCGACGCTGTTCACCGCCATAGGCGTGAGCTTCGGCGTCGGGGATGGTTCGACTACCTTCAACGTGCCCGACCTTCGGGGTCGTGTCCTGGTGGGCAAGGATGACATGGGTGGCTCTGCGGCCTCTCGAGTCACCACGGGCAACGAAGGCCTGAACGCTGGGAACCTGGCAGAGACCGGGCAGCGAATCATTGAGTCAGATGGAACGAAGGACCACTGCGTGGTCTTCAACTACATCATTCGCGCTACCACTACGGACTGATGACCTCTCAGGATGACCTCCTACTCGCCATCGGACGCTTAGAGGGCAAGGTCGACAGCATCCTCGCCACGATGCGTATGCACCATGAGGAGCTCGAGAACCTCGATCAGAGGGTCCGGTCCCTTGAGAGCGGCCGTTCGTATGTCCTCGGGATCGCGTGCGTCCTGAGCTTCCTCGTCACCCTTGTCTTCGACACCCTCACCAACTGATGGCCAAAGTAACCCAAGGACTGCAGATGTCGGATTACTCCGGCAGCCGAAGTGGCGTGGTGTTGAAGCCCCAGCTCAACCGGGACGAGTCGGGCGCTCTGCAAGTGCAGATGAGTGGCGGCACGATGACTCGAGTGCTTTGGCAGGCACGGCTGTCTTCCGACTTCGGTTGGGTGACTCTGTGGAGCAGTTCTGCCGATGGAGGGTTTACCTCCCTTGGCTCCGGGGATGAGTTCATCGCCACGGGGCTCCCGGTCATGCCCTACATCCGGTGCCGCGTCATTGGGGCGCTCGGCGCCACCTTCAACATCTACTACATGGAGTAGCCATGGGCAAAGTCACCATCATCCTGGACACCACCACGGTCACCGACTCCGGTGACACCGAGGGAACCGCCGTCAACTGTCAACTCATCGAGGACGAAGCCGGCGCTGTGCAATTCAAGAGCACCGCTGGCACCTGCGACGAGGTGGAGCTGCAGGGGCGCCTGCACCCGGACCTCGGGTGGGTCGAGATCGCCACCTCGGGCGCTTTGGGCTCCGGCACGACTGAGGTGCTGCAGACCGGAGTCGCGATCCTCCCGCAGATGCGGGCGGTCATGAAGAACGCCTCGGGCGCGACGGTCAAGGTCGCTCTCCTGGAGTAGCCCATGGACATGGCCAAGCTCCTGGAGGAGCTGCACTCCGCTGTCGCAGAAGACCTCCTGACCAAGATCCAGTCGGGCGAAGCCACGGCTGCAGACCTCTCGGTGGCCCGTGCCTTCCTGAAAGACAACGGGATTGACTCGGTGGCCTTCGCGGACTCCCCCATCGCGAACATCGCCGCCGCCCTGCCTTTCCACTCCCCTGAAGAACCTGTGGAGAACATCGCATGAGCCACGCCCGCGGACACACCTCGATCTCCCCCTCGGTCTCCAAGGCCCCCTCGGGCCGTCAGAAGACCAAGAACAAGCGACGGTCGACTTCTGGCAGCAGCCGCAGCTCGAAGTCGTCACGCAGCCGCAGTGGCGGCCCGGTGCGGCGTCAGGAGCTCAAGATCAAGAAGCAGTACTAGATGACGGAGGTCGACCCGAGGCTACACGGTCCCTCGGGCTTCAAGAACTTCCTGTGGATGGCCTGGCAGGCCCTCGGGCTGCCTGAGCCCACCCCCATTCAGTACGACATCGCGGAGTACCTGGCCGGCGGGCCGAAGCGCACCGTGGTCCAGGCGTTCCGAGGGGTTGGCAAGAGCTACATCACCTCGGCCTATGTGGTGTGGCGGCTCCTCCTGGACCCGTCGCTGAACTTCCTGGTCATCAGTGCATCCAAGAACCGCTCGGACGACTTCTCGACCTTCACCCTGAAGCTCATCGAGGAGATGGGTGTGCTCACGGCGCACCTACGCCCTCGAGAGAACCAGCGGAACTCCAAGGTCGCCTTCGACGTAGGGCCGGCCCCGCCGTCCCACAGCCCCTCGGTGACCTCGAAGGGCGTGTACTCGAGCATCACGGGAGCTCGCGCCTCGGAGATCATCTGTGACGATGTGGCCTCCTGGGCCAACAGCCAGACGCAGATGATGCGCGACAAGCTCTCTGCGGCCACCAGTGAGTACGAGGCGATCCTGAAGCCAGGCGGTCGCATCATCTACCTGGGCACGCCTCAGACCGAGCAGGACATCCTGAAGGAGCTGCCGACCCGCGGCTTCAGGACCCGCGTCTGGCCGGCCCAGGTGCCCACCAGGAAGCAGCGGCTGGGCTACGGCGAGACCCTGGCTCCGATGATCGCGGCCATGGAAGACCCCGTGGGAACCCCCACGGACCCCAGGCGCTTCAGTGCCGAGGATCTGCTCGAGCGCGAGATCGCCTACGGGCGCTCGATGTTCGACCTGCAGTTCCAGCTCGACCAGAGCCTGAGCGACCTCAACCGCTACCCGCTCAAGATCAACGACCTCATGGTCGCTGACCTGGACTCCGAGAAGTGCTACGAGCGGTACGTCTGGTGCAACGATCCAGAGAAGGTGATCAATGATCTTCCCTGTGTGGGGTTCAACGGTGACCGCTACTACCGCCCCATGGCGACCGATGGAGACCTGGTCTCCTACGAGACCAAGGTGCTCTCGGTCGACCCCTCGGGCAAGGGGGCCGACGAGACCTCGCTGGCTGTCTGCGGGTCCTACGCCGGCCAGGCGTTCGTCCTCGAGTGCAAGGGGATCCCGGGTGGCTTCGAGGAGCCAGTGCTCGAGGAGATCGCCCGAGTGGCCAAGAAGTACAAGGTGGCCCGGATCATCGTCGAGGAGAACCTCGGCCAGGGGATGTTCAAGTCCCTGCTGACCCCGGTGCTGGCCCGGATGGGCTACCCGTGCTCAGTGGACCTGGTGCGCCACCACATCCAGAAGGAGCGCCGGATCGCGGACACCGTTGAGCCGCTCTCGAGCTCGCACCGGCTGGTCGTGGACCGTAGCCTGATCCAGAGGGACTACGAGAGCACCCAGGACCTCCCGGCCGACAAGCAGCGCAGCTACATGCTGATGCACCAATACAGCCGGCTCACCAGGGACCGTGGTGCCCTCAGGCACGATGACCGCCTGGACGCACTCAGCATGGCCCTGGCCTTCCTGGCGGATGCCATGGCCCGGGATCGAGACCTCGAGATGAAGCAGGTGCGCGAGGAGCGCCACACCCGCATGCTCGAGGAGTACATGGAGCGAGGTCCAGGAGCTGTCGTCATCGGCTCCCGCCCCCGCTCGAATACATGGCTGCCCTGACTGTCCCTTGCCCCTGCTGCGGCGCTCGTACTCAGGTCCTGACGGCGATCTGGGACTCCCACTACAAGTCTGTCCGGCGGTGGAGGGTCTGCCAGCAGTGTGACTACCGCTGGGCGACCATCGAGATGGACCACGATCAGGCGAACCTGATCACCAGGGGCCCCAGGAGGCTCCAGGATCGCACTTCACTCCCCCGAGACCAAAGAGACCTGTAAACCCTTTGGCGCCAGCACAGCGCCTCCTAGACCCCTCTGAAGCAATGCCCAGGAAGCAGCGAGACTACGCCAAGGAGTACCGGGAGTACCACGGCACCCCGAAGCAGATCCGCAACCGGGCCAAGAGGAACGCGGCTCGCCGGAGGATGGGCCTAAAGGTGGGCGACAGTCGAGAGGTCGACCACAGGCGCCCCCTGTCCCGCGGAGGCGGCAACGGGCGCTCCAACCTCCGCATCGTGTCCCGCAAGACCAACAGGTCCAAAGGAGCCCGCTGATGCTGAAGGCCGATGGTCTCGACAAGGCTCTCATCGGTGTCGGCCGGCGCTGCGGCCAGGACGACATCCTGGTCTACTC